ATAAAAAGCGGGCACCCCCTCAATAATTGAATGGGGGGGTACCGCCATTTAACAGTTTCAGGCCGTGGCTTATTGGGCCGGAATGTTTCAACTACCAAGGTTACAGGCCGGCGCGGTGTTTGGGTGGATGATTATGAGGATGAAGAACGCACCCTAGAAATCAAATACCAACTAAAAGCAGACACCAGCGCCCAAATGCGGGACAAGTTCGCCAAACTGAATAAAATTTTAAGGACACACGCCCAAAGCGGGTTCCTTGAAATTTCATTCATGGATGAACCAGAATATATTTACTACGGTTATTTCAACGGGGCAGATAGCTTTGAAGAAACTAGCCTAAGTATTGTTAGTAAGTTCAGCTTATTAATTCCGGACGGATATAAGAAGAAAAGGCCCCAAACTTCAACAGGGCCTATTTCCCTTATTGACGCCGTGGAAGTCTTGCCGGAATCAATTACAGTCACACCGTCAAAAACCACTGACCGGGTGCAGATTGTGAACGGATCTAAAGTTATTTCTTTTTCGGGGAGTTATGCACCCGGTCAAGATATTGTAATTTCTTTTGATCCGGATGAAGTCAAGGCAACATACGGGGGCCGGAATATTTTGAGCGAATTAGACCGATTCAGCCCGCTGGAATTGTTTAAAGTTCGGGACGGTGACACGATAACGGCGGTTAATGCGACAGTAAAGAAAGTAGTTTGGAGGGATGAAAGAGCGTGATTTATTTATTTGATAATGAAGAACGGCTTTTAAAAGTCGTAAGAAGAAACGCTATCAAGTCAGCACTTCAGAAATACGCACTTACTACCGAAAACTACGTTTCTGATCGCTTGACGGTTGAGATGAAGGCGTTAAATGATGATGAATTTGAAAAGGTGGAGTATATGGCCATTCAATCAATGGAAAATACACACCTTTTTCATTATTTTTATATCGCCCAAAAATCGACCAAAGGGGAAATTTCAACGTTTACCGGTGTTCAATCCGGTATAGAAGAACTACGGAAAACCCCCGTATTTGATAAACGCCCTAAAAATACACCAGCTAAACCGGTAATCAATGAACTCTTACAGGGTACGAATTGGCAAGCCCGTTTTATCGCCGATACCACGAACCACAGTACCAATTTCTACTATACTTCAGTATTTGACGCCCTTAAAAAACTTTGTAAAGTTTGGGGCCTTGAAATGCAGTTCTTTGTAGAAATGAACAGCAACGGCCTAGGCGCCCGGTACATTGATTTCAAAAAGAAAATCGGTGAAGCCGTAGGGAAGCGGGTAGTCTATGGCCATAATGCCCTAGAGATTCTGAAGGAAGTAGAAAGAACCAACATTTTCACGGCCTTGATTGGACGCGGAAAAGGTGAACAGGTTTCAAGCGCTGAAGAAAGCGGAAAAGGCGGGGACGGTTACGGCCGGAAGATCACCTTTGAAGATGTGGTATGGTCCAAAGCCAAAGGGGACCCGCTGGATAAACCTAAAGGCCAAAAATACCTAGAAATTCCTGAAATGACTAGGACTTACGGGATCAAAAATTCAGATGGTACAATGAGGCCTAAGATTGGATTTACCGAATTTAATGAGGAAGAAGACCCGAACGAATTGATCAAGCTAACTTACCAAACCTTGATTAATTCAGCACGTCCACAATTAACCTTGAAAACTTCAAGCGTTTACTTGCGGGGCGTAAAAATCGGGGACACTATCCGGGTAGTCCGACATGATAAGAAGCTAGATTATGATACACGGATTTTTGAAATCACCTTCAACCGTTTAAATAATCAGTCTAGTGATATCAAGTTAGGGGATCAGATCGGTGAAAGTTCATCTTCCAAGGTTCAGGCCGTAGCGGATAAAGCTGTAGAAGAATTTATAAACAATGAATTTAATAGCTTTATTGAAAACTTGCCGGACTTTATCAAGACGGCAGACGGTTTTAACACGAATTGGTATAGTACCGAAGATCCGGTTAAGAAATACCCTAAAAAGGTAATGATCAATGATATTTGGTACAAACCGGATCCGGAACATGAAGGCCATAAAATCATGCTACGCTGGACCGGGGAAGTTTGGGAAGAAATTCTAAGGACTTACAATGAAGTGAGCCTAAGAGAAAAGATTGATCAGAAATTCAATGAGCTGAAACAGGCTATGGATCAGCAAAGCGCAAAGACTGAGCAACAGATCAATGACGCTTTGAATAAATCCGGCCTTGGTAAGCTTGCGGACGACGCTAAAAAAATAGCTGAGCAAGCAAAAGGTGAACTTGAAACGATCAAACAGCAAAACCAAACAGCCCAAAATGAGCTAACTACTTTTAAAACAAAGGTTCAGGCAGATTTGGACGGCAAACCAAGTAAAGCGGAAGTAACTGAACTGATCGACGGGGTGAAGGAGAAATTCACTACTAATATCGGATTGAGAAACTACGTTTTAGGCACAGGCAAGCCGGCAAACGTCGGGAATAGTACAAAACTTTACACGTTTTCAAAAGATTCCCACGGCTGGGGAACTGATCAAAAGTTAAGACTTTCTTTTGATTACCAAGCTGAAGACGCTGTAAAGAAATTCCGTATTAATCGGGTAGTTAGGTACAAAAACGGTAAAGTACAGTGGGACTTTGCGATAAACAACCTTACAACCGGTAAAGCGTTTATTGATGTTTCCGGCGAGAAATCCGGGAAGTATTCAGAGCCTTTTATTTGGAAACCTTACAATCAGGGGAACCCTGAAGACATTGAAAGCATTGAACTTTATTTAAACCTTGATGAAGGAAGCGGAAACGTACAGATTAAAAATTTGATTGTTTCCGCTGGAACGAATGAAACCGATTGGGTCCCGGCCCCTGAAGATCAAGAATATTTAGTAACACAGGCACAGGCTGAATTTGAAAGAACAGCGCAAGGCCTGAAGACTAAATTAGACACAATTTCTACAAACTTCAACCCGGACGGAACCACTTCAGAAAAGTTTAACCGCTTTTTGGAAACTAAAACCGCTGAAGGTATCAGCCGGGAGCGCGCTGAATTTGGGAAAAACTACGTCGCAAAAAATACTTATAATGAAAAAATTAGTGAGATTGAGCAAAAGTTTAATCAAACAGATGGACAATTAACACAGTTTGCGACTTATAAGAACGGGCTAGATGGTCAGTATGCGACAATTACCAAAGAACTTTCAGACAATAAGCGGGCTTATAGTGATTTTGCCCGGACGTCGGATGTATTCGTTCAGGCCTTTGGTACCGTAGGGAGTGAAATAGCTAGTAATATTTCCCGGATGGTTTTGAATGATCAAATTTTTCAAACTGAAGTCGGAAAATATGTAACAGATGATAATAATTTGATTGTCAATTCAATGACAATGGCAACCAATACCCTTGTTAATGCGAACAGAAACGGCGTAGAAGTTGCCCTAAATGATGGAGTTTTCAGCATTAAGGCGCAAGGTTTAACCGGTTTTAACTTCACCGGTTTTTCATTGCCTATCTATGTCAAGAAAATTTATCGCGGTGAAACCTATACCCTAGGTTTCAAATACCGCTTTAAAGCTTACCCGGACCATTCGTTTGCCTTTAATGTGAAAAATCACAAATTAAATAAGATTTTGCTAAATGCTGAAATAGGAAAAAATAGACCGCCTTTGGACGAATGGACTGAATTTCAACAAACTTTCACAGTCCGGGAAGACTTCCTTTTTGGCGAGGATCGCAATTTTCCGTTTTATATTTACCTTGTTAAAAACGGCTGGGTAGAATTTAAAGAACCTATTTTGGTCCGCGGATCAAGCACAGGGCCATACAAACCAAGTCAGTTTGATGACGCTTATAAGGCTAGCAATGAAGCTAAAGACCTTGCTAGCGACGCGCAAGCAAAAGCGATCCAAGTTGCCCAAGGAACTGAAGCGGTCCGGACGCAAGTAACACAGCTAAATAATAGCTGGTCAGTCCGGAACCTGAACAGCGCCGGGGACGTGCTGGGGCAATTAAATTTGAACCCGGACGGCTCAATAAAAATTAATGAAGGTTTGCTTTCAATCGGCGAAAAAACCTATATTAAAGATGGCGTAATTAAAAAATCTATGATTGGAGAAGCCCAAATTGAAACAGCACACATTAAGGAAATTGACGCTTCACAGGCTAACATTTTCAATCTGAATGTTAATAATATAGTCGGTTTAAACGCTGAATTTATTAAGGCTAAGATTGAATATGCCTTGGTGGATTGGTTGAGAGGTAAGAAAATTTCAGCCCTGAATGATAAAACGGTAATAGATTTGAATGAAGGTACAATTAACCTTTTTTCAAATACCGGAACCATTCGCCGGATTGACAATACAAGTTCTTCACAATTCCTTAAAATGACCCGTAGCGGTTTTATTGCTGAACATTTCCGGGATCCTAATTCTGCTATGATCGTATTAGGTACTAACCACGATAAAACAGAAAATACAAATAATGCAACCTTTGCCGGGACCCGCCTTTGGTCAGGCTCAGGAAATGGTGTTAATGAATCGTTTTATGAATTAGTGGCTGATCGGATCGCCATCTATTCAAACGGAAAGTATCGCAGTCCTTGGCTAATACATAATAACACCGAAGACGGAAACACCTTCTTAATTCCAATGAATGAAAACGGCGTTAAACATAATTTAGGCCGTGGGGATAAGCATTTTAGCAAAGCTTATATAGATGATCTATTTATTGGGAAAGGATCACAAAATGTAGGAGGCTATCTATGGGATATCCTGACTTGTTTTGGTATTATCGCCCGTTATGGTTGGGATCTAAAAAATGGAGCTGTTCAAAATCATATAAAATCCAATCTCATCAATAAATATGGCTTTAAATAGAAAGGAAAATCAATGAACGAAGATTTTTATAATGGCGTACATTCTGAACTAGCTTCAGAAATCGGACAAAAAGCAGTAATTATTGCGACACTTCAGACGCAAGTAAAGAGTTATCAAGGATATACTCAAAAGCTGGAAGAAGAAAAACAAGAGCTTCAGAAAGCTAAAGATGAATTACAAGCAGAATTTGAAGAACTTCAAAAAGAAAAAGAAGAACTTCAAAACCAACTCAATGAATTAAAAGTAGAAGGAGCTGAATAATGCGGACTTATGCAGTAGTAGGGAAATACCCGGTATATGATGAAGATGGAAAAATCACACACACAGACATTTCTTTAAATGCAACTAGTGGGGGCTTTGATAGCTTCACCCAGCGAGTGGCCGGGGATCACCGGAACAAGCCGGACACTGAAGCGATTGAACTTGCTAAAGACGCTTATTTTAAATCTGAATACGCTGAAAAAGCAATGTCTGAAAGCGTACAGGAAATTGACAACTTGAAAGTCAAAGCTAAGGAACGAGATTTAAAAGTACAGGCGCAGAAAGAACAGCTTGAAACCATTAATAAGCTAGTTGAAAACAACGCTAAATTGACACACGTTTCAATTCTTAATGCTGTTATGTCCAAAAATATCACTTATGGAACTATCTATAAACAGTATATGGACCTTTTGCCTATTGCCAAAACCGGCGACACCTTCCAAACAGATGATTTATTTGTATTGGAAGACCCTAGCCATGAAGAAGTGGACGGGGAAGGAATTAAGATTTTAATTCAGGCCCAAAAAGCTTTTACCTATAATGGCGAACCAATCAGCGAATTTATGAAAGGCGGTAAGCTGGAACTAGGAACAGCAACAGCATGGCCTTTTGTTGGAAAGGAATAAGGGTGACTTGTGGAAGTAATTGAACCGGATGGAATTTTTGGAATTTTTGAGGTGGTGAAGGACTTCTACGCCCACGGGATTGATGAACATTTTATAGTTTTTGCTTTAATGCTGATCGTGGCCCTTGATATTGTTTTAGGAGTATCAAGGGCGTGGGCTTACCATGACTTTTCTAGCCGTAAATGGCGGAAAGGTTTAGTCAGTCACACGGCCATGATCCTGATAACAGCGATTGGGTACCCGTTCGCGTTATATATGAATCTAGCGCCCATTGTGGACGCTTTTATCATGGCCATGATGGCGGCTTACGGATCTAGTATTCTAGCTAGTTTGTCCGCGCTAGGCGTAGAAATTCCGGGCCTTGATCATTTTGTTAAACAGAATATCGATCACGAAAAATTTCAACTCAAAGAAGGGCTAGAAGAACCTAGCAAGTTAATCAAAAAGACAAAGGAGAAAAAGAAATGAATCAAATTACTGATATTGTTGTAAGTGGGGCTATGAGTATTCTTGTAGTGTTAGTAGGTATTGTGGTTAATTCTGTTAAACAATACCTTTTAACCCGTGGTGGGAAGAAAGCGCTTGAAACCGCTGAAATCCTAGCTAAGAACGCCGTACAGGCTACCGAACAAGTAGCCGATAAATTGGACATTCACGGCGCTGAAAAGCTAGAACACGCTAAAACAAGCCTTATTGAAGGGCTTGAAGCTTATAACATTTATTTAACTAATGATCAGTTAAATACATTTATTGAATCAGCTGTAAAAACAGCTAACGACGCTTGGAAAAAATAACAGGGGCTTTAAAAATGGATAAAATTCAATTATTTCAAAATGAAGTGCTAGGCTACGGCTTTGATATTGATGGATCTTACGGGTGGCAATGCTGGGACGGTTACGCTAAATATTGTATTTGGCTAGGCGTTCCCTTTGCAAACTGTACCAATTCCGGCTATGTGAAAGATATTTGGGAACAGCGTTATAATAACGGTATTCTTGATTATTTTGATGAAGTAGAAAAGCTTGAAGGCAGTGAAGTTTGTATCTTTACGGAAAACGAATGGACCCCGGTTTCTCACGTCGCTATCTTTGTAAGTGACATTGACGGAAACCAAGGCTGGTTCCTTGGTCAAAACCAAGGCGGTGAAGCTGGGCCAAATGGTGGGGGTGCTTTCAACCTTGTGGCCTTCCCTTATTCTGCTTTGTACCCTACAGCCTTCCGACCTAAAGGAGAACCACTTCCAAAAGAAGAACTCAAAGAGATCGTTACTGAAGTCATGGAAAGCCATGAAGTACCGTTTTTCCCTGAAGAAGCTACTTTTACAGTGGGTGATAGCCCTATCAATGTCCGCCGTTATCCGGATTTAACCGGTGAAATTGTAGCAACTTACCAACCGGGCGAAAAGGTTCGCTACGATTCCAAGGGATCAAATGCAGGTTATCGCTGGATCTCTTACGTGGGAGCTTCAGGAAACCGCAATTATATGGCTATCGGTCCGACAGATGAAGCCGGAAACCGTACCGACTTATGGGGTATGCTGGAATGATGGGAATTAATTCTACAAACCTAAAACAAACCAAAGGCGGGGAAATTGTCAAACAGGGCGATTTTGGTTCAACCTTTGAATTTGAATTACTTGATTATGCTGGAAAGCCTATTGAGGGGCTAGACGGGCAGAATGCAAAAGTAAAACTAGCTGGGTCAAAAGGTAAGCTAGTGTTTGAAACCACAGTAGAAGGCTCAAAAGTGAGTTTTAAGATCTTAAAGATCTTACCGGTGGGAGTTTATCAACTTGAAATTGAATCCGGGGACTATGTTTTTCCAAGTGACCAAAGCGCAAAAATTGACGTTATTCAGTCGGTTGAAAACTATCAAGCGCCTGAAGTTGTAGAACTTGGAAAAGTCAATATTCAACACGAAATTTCTGAATACTTGACCATTCACCCCGTGGATATTGCCGAAAACGTTAAACGTTATTTAGAAACTCACCCTATTCAGTCTTATAATGATAGCGCCCTAGTCCAGCGAATTGAAGCGCTGGAAGCTAGACCGGCAGGGCAAGCGGTGGATCTAAGTACCTACCTAACTTCAGATTTTGCTTATCAAACCTTTGTAAACTATACAGCGCTTCAAAGTCAAATGACGGAAACCATTAAGAACAAACATTTAGAACTAGGCTTGGACGCTTTAATAGATACCAAACTAGCGAATGGCGGGGATCCGTTTCAGACTTTGAGCAAGGCAAAGGAAACCTTTGCTACTAAAGAAGACTTGACAAGCTTGATTTCCCGGATCGAAGCCCTAGAAAATAAAAACCAATAACGGTTAACCCCCCCCCCACAAAGAGGGGGTGTTTTTTTTTTTTTTTTATTGGAAAAAT